CTGCTTGCTCAACTTTGACCAACGCAGTATCAAGTTCAGTCTTTATTTCTGGGCCAGCTTCTTCTACATTCAAAGCAAGATTATCTATTTCTAATTTAAAGAAGGGAGTATTTGGTGGAAATAAACTTAAGCCAAGCTTATTTGCTAAATGTAATAAACCTCTAGCTCCTGTTGATTGATATGGAGTTTTTAAACGACCTTGATCTCCATGTACTTCATTGGTAAAGAGAGAAGGAATTGTTACCTTTGCTGAATCAACAGCTCTATCTTCATACGGATTGCGATTAGTTTTTAACTGTTCATAACGAGAAGCAATAGTACCTTCCTTTGGTTTAGAAGGTGCTTTGCCTTGTTGAGCATCAACATTAGTGGTGATGTTTAATTCCATAATTTAAACGATACCTAGGCCTGTACCTTGAACCTTTCTTTTCAGTCTATCTTTTCCAAAGCCTAAACCAGAACGATCAGTTAAAGCAGAAGCTGCATATTCAGCAGTTCTAATTGGGCCTTTCCCTGGTCTAGCTTCAGCAGCTTTTTTCTGTTCTTCTGCTCTGACTTTCTGCCAATCAAACTGTACTCCCCATTGTCTTTTACTTTCATCGAACTGTTCTTTCGACAAAGCTAGGGACTGTCTTTGAAGCTCAAGGCTTTCTCCTTGACCAGAACCACCTCCTCCACCACACATAACAATCAATCCTCATTAAGCTTATTTTGTTCAGTGTAGACGGATTCCAGCATTCTTACCAATTCAACTTGACCTAAGTATCTCCATATCTCTCTATCAGGAGTTTCAATAGAAGGACATTTATCTGGATAAATTTCTTTTAAACGACGGATAAGCATCTCATCAATCGGAGGCCAAAGCATATCATCATCATTCATAACTATTTAGGGTCTTTAGGAAACATCATAACTTTAGATACTTCAAAATCTAGTAGTTCCCATTCGTCTGTGTCAGTAGCAACTTCCCATGCTTGATCCATATTTGCTGCCATCACCACAGTTTGAAATCCTCCACAATATTCAGACGACATACCTATAAAAGCACCAGGGATACGAATCACAAAAGCTCTTGGCCTTTTAACGTCCGATTTTTTCTCTATCGGGCATCCAGGTTTCTTTTCCTCGACTTTGCGGGAGCGATGCAAGAGGAATCCCAAGTATCTTTGCGTCGAGAGCTCCTTCAATATCTCCCTTGTGCGCAGCCAATTCAAGATCCCAGAGTTCTGCTTCACGTTCTTTAATAGCTCTATTTTCATCTATAGCAAGAGACTCATTCCAGTATTCAATAGCACCAGCTAATGCGTCTAATCTGTCATCATGTTGTAAACAATTCTTATCGACAGTTAAGTGTGTCATCTGGTGAAACAGCTGATATGCCAAGGCTGTTTCTATCGGATCATCTTCTCTAGGTTGTGAATCTTTTTCTACGACTGATCTATTAATTATTAATCTATGTTGATTTAAAACAGGTTCAAGAGCATTAATGATTCTTCTTTCCTTTTGCATATTGCTTCTTACTGGTTCAATAGTGCATGGGTAAATATTTCTCAAATAAGGTTGGAGCAAACTTTGCAACATTCCTTGTCCGAACTGGTCTTCAAGAAGAATCAGTTTTACTTTCTGTCGTTTTGCTGCTTGGGCTAGACCTTCTAAAACTGGCTCTGTATAACCTTCTCTAAAAGCACCGACCTCTAAAACAAATAAGTTTCCATTTAATTGAGCGACTATTGCATAAGCAGTTTCATCCATACCCCTACCTGAAGGGTCAACAAACATCACGCATCCTTGAAATTCAATCCACTCTCCATGAATAAATGCAGGTCGATGATAATAATCTCCACTAAAGCCGACAGTCGGTAAATCATTAATTCTATATTCAGCCCCAGAAGACCAGACCAGTTTCTCTGGTGCATTCTGATCTACTTCCATAACAATTAAGTCGTTTAACCTAAGTGGGAACTTCTGAAGATCAGAAAGAGTAGTATCAAGTTGGAATTGGAGCGTAAATTGTGAACGTCCGTAACTGGCTTCTCTCTCGATTAGATCCATCTCAGAGAAACGATCAGGATCCGTTGGCATATTTTTTCTATCTATGCATCTCTCCAGAACCACTGGAGCGAGAGCATCTCCATACTTATCAGGATTCTTTGGATAACGAGAAGGCCAGATACGACACTGATAACTCTTAGTTCTCAGCTTGTTATAGATACTTTCTTCTGTTTGAGGCGTACCTAAGAACAGAATTTCTCCTCCTGGTTTCAGGATTGCATTAAATTCTCCGACTGAGTGTAATAATTTCTCTCTCATTCCTACTGTCCAAGCAGTATTAGGAACCTCAACGTCATCAGCAAGTATTAAATCTGCCCTAGATCCAGTTAACTGCCCAAAAATACCCACTGATTTCACAGAAGGACTCTGATCTGGGATAGATGGCCTTACATCAAACCTATTACTTGCACTTCTTTGCTCATCTCTATCAGGATCTAGGCATTTCAGTATCTTCATCTCTCTAATTAGCCTTAAACAGAACTGTGCAAAGTCATCAGCCCTTGTTTTACTAGCCGACACCACCATAATCTTCTTCTGTGGGTCGTTTCTTAATAGCCAAAGTACATAAGCTGCTGCCATCCAGCTCTTTCCTACTCCCCTAAACGCTTCAATGATCCTTCTCTTAGGCCCATCTTGCATATATTCTGCAATATCTAACTGAATCGGTGTCGGTTTTGGTAATTGAAGGTGCGTCCACACCACTACCAGGAAATATCTGAAGTCATTACTGAATGGTTCAGGCAATGGTCCCCACTTCCCTTTCATTTATGCTCTCTTCTTCTGCAACTGCACCACATTCTCTATCTCAGGTAATGCTTTTGCTAACTCCCCAAAGCTTGTTTCTTCTACTGGTTGCGCACTGATCTGATTATCCTTCAGAAACTGCCTAATAATATTCAGATCTGCTGCATTTACTTCTCCCTCCTTCAATTTACTTAAACACCACTGTGCTAATAACTCATGCACATCTGCTAATACATCTGTCGATTTCATAATCCTTATGTAATAGGGGCGGGAGTCCTACCCACCACAGGAGAACTCCCTTCTTTGACACTCTAACGGGTGATGGGGAACATTCCTAGAGTGTCAACACTTCAAAAATAACAGTCCCTCACTGTCTGTCCATATATGAAGAGAGATATACCTCTCCCCTATCTAAGATAATTCTTAGATTTTTACTGGAAAAATCTGAGAGGCTTATACGCTTATTGGGGATACAGCTTCACCCCCCATGCCTCTCCCCAATTAATTACACAGGGGCCACCCCCATCAATCTGTGACGAATATTGATAGTCAGGGGCTGGTCTTTGGCTGTTTCTTTTTAGCCGCCCATTGTCAAAAGAATCTAAATAGACTATGATGGATATATGGACGGAATCTGTTGAGACTGGCAAGTCTTTTATAGGATCGTCTAGCTTCACTGGTCGCCCCAGGTCGTAAAGAAAGAGGAGTCGCCCTCCTCACTGAACCTTGTTAACCCGCCACAATGTCAACACGATCAAGGATTGGAATCCTTAACCAAGACGGATCTATTGAATCTGTCTACCACCATTCAGATGGTTATCCACAATGGCTTGGTGTTGTACTGAAACGTCACTTCTCGAACTCTTTGAAAGTAAGGGATCTAATGGAAGGGGGAGACATTAGCTGCATCAGATCCAACACAGATTGGAACATGAAAGAGCTAGACGAACCCATCATTAGAACTTTCAAGATGAGGGGGGAAGAATGTCCATCAGCAGAACACGAAGACCTAAGAGATTTCCTGATGTATGACACGGTACAGATTGAATATTCCTACTTATGGAATCCAAACACGATGCACTGGGCTTGTTACAAAGCGAATTACGACATGGAGTGGATGATACCAAAAGCACCCACTCAAGAAGTAATTCCAGACAAGCACCCAGAAGAAGTAAGAACTAATAAAGTTCTTCTCTAGCTAATCCGTAAAAGCGGGGGACCAGGTGCAAACCCTGGCCTAGCTATTCCCTCTTAACTGAGGGATTGCCCACCACATAGGAATTTAATTATGCCTTCAGTAGTTTTTAATTTTGGAAATACTTCTAAGGAAGTAGATCTAAAAGATATTAATTCTGTTGATGATGTTGCTTCCAATATGAAGGAAGTAACAACAACTGAAAGATTAGACCGTCAAGAAAATTGGCGTGCAGGTTATGACGTATTAACCGAGGGTGCTCTTGGCGATTACCCTGAGGAATAACGTTTGACTCTCTCCCTCAGCCCTAATTACTGGGCTGACTGAGGGACTCAATCCCTCAATCCCACCACATAGGAGTTTCAAATGGCAAGAAGAACAAACGCTGAATTGTTAGAAGAAAACAGGACACTGAAGAAAGCACTCGAAGATAGAGACTCCGAGCTAATCAGCTGGGCTACCTATCAGAGAGACTTTGAAAACAGATGGGCTTTACATGCTGATGAATGGCACAACCTATATCAGGTTGATTGCCCTCAATACTGGGCCAACTTGATTAAATTCTTTGGCCAAGCAAAGCAAGAAGTTCTTTCCTTAGTACCTACTAACAGATGACTCGTTTAATTATTTACTCAGCCCTCACCATATTGGTGGGGAGCTGGGTTTTTTCTTCCCTATCCAATGGGGTAAAAGAGTCACCACTTGGTGAGACTCTTATTCAAAGACGCTTGCACATGGAGGAGCAATGGGAGCAATGAAACACCATCAACATGTTCTCGAAAGTAACAAGGCTTTGTTAGTTGAGTGCTGGTCACGCATGGAAACTAGTCGCAGCCCTGAGACACGTGAGAAAATGTCAAAGATTGTAGAAAGATTGCGCTCGGAGTTGCCTCAGCATATTGTGGAAGAGTGCAGACTATCTGCGCACGACCTGATAGCAGGTATCAAAGGTAAACGTCAGGATGACTGGCTCTTTAACGACTATGAAGAATGACTATACCCCTAGCAAATTCACTAGGGATAAAAAACTCTTCGAGTTATACCGTGAATGGCATAACTCTTTCTTCAAAACAGAGCCAAGCTCGCAGCAAATCATTGTTGCTTGCGAGTTCGGTTCCTATCTATTACAAAACCCACCACCAAAAGATGAATAAGGTAATGAATGGATCAGGTCAAGGCTTAAGACGATTTAAGCTAATGAATGGCCAAAGATATTGGATTGATAGTCCTAGTAATGAATGGCATCAATTCAATAAAAAACCAAGCCACAAAAACAAACGTAAACCAACCCATGAACAACCAAACTTATATCCCAAACACCCTTTCTTTCACGAATGAAGAAGATGTCTGATCATCCCTGGGTTCCATTAACGGAATCCAAACCGACTGCTAAACATGCTAACAACGATGAGCATGTCCTCTATCGCATGAGTGATTGGTCAATGTCCGCTAACTGGGAACACATACCTAAAGAAGCTACGCATTGGCAAATGATTGTTGACTCACCTCCAACTGATGAGGCTGCAACATGGGAAGAGATAGATGAAGCAGCTTTCAAAAGGCTATTGAAGCAGGAGTTTCCTGAGCCAATAGTTTCTAATCTTCTAATCGAATCAACCCTACGCAAATTCTGGAATCATGGATGATGCAGCACTAGCAGATGAGTTGGTTAACAAACCAATATCAGATGCTAAAGAAAACAAACTTCAAGTTGTCT